GAGGTCTTCTTCCCCGGCCGGCACCAGCCGGCCCAGGGCGAGCCGGTCACCTTCACGGAAGCGGACCTGCGCCGCGCCGCCGAGGTGTACGACCCCGCGCTGCACCGCGCGCCGCTGGTGGTGGGCCACCCGCAGACGGACGACCCGGCCTACGGCCACGTGGACCGCCTGGTCTACGACGAGCAGGCCGCCGGCGG